GGTGGATTAAGGTATTCATACCATTTTATGGGAACTGTGGTCCCGAGTCTCTGTCCATTACTATTAACTACCTGATATGTTTGGTTTTTATAATCCAAATTTACGACATAATAAAATAGTACGTTACTATCAAAATCATATTGATTAGAACCAAGAGCGAAATTTGCTTGAGGTCCTTTTGGTTGACCATTGGTCTCATTATCTGTCATCAATTTAGTGAATTGTCCGGTCTTAGCATTATAAAATTTAGCGGACATATAAAAGGTATTAATATCCAAAAAATTCCTGTTCTTTAACCAATAAAGAAAAAACCCTTCTTTATCACCAACATAATCTAAAACAAATTTTGGTTTTCTAACATCTACAACAATTCTTTGCATTTGAGTTGTCATTTTCAAACCCTGTTGTGTCGGAATAATAACCGTTAAATAATTTGTTTGTTTTTTTTCATCCGTATTATCGTAAAAATCTAATTTAAAAAATGAATTAGAAAAATTGTTTGTATAATAATATAAATCTTGAGGTGTAAATCCCTCACCTAAATAATTTATCTTCCAATTGTTAATATCATAAGTTGAACCTCCCGAATAAAAATAAAACTCATAATTAATTTCAGTATTATTTGTTGTTACATCAGGAGCATGGGCAAATCGACTGATTTCAAAGTCACGCCCAACACCAATTGCTTCGGTAATAACTTCAGTTTCATATTCTTCGATTGCCATATCCAATCCTAAATAATCCCAAGTCAGTCTTACCGGTATATTGATTTGTTTATCAATACCATCAGGTACTATAGTTACTTTATTCACACTCATCAATTAATGGTTTTATCGCAAAATCAGTGCCATATAGGCTCTCGTTATAGTTTATTCCTTCCGGTATTAATCTAAAAGTAATATCCGAGAATGGGTAGTGGGCAGTATTTAAAAACGGATAATCAACTCCTCTTTCTAAATTATCAGTAAAACCATAAGTATACAAATCTCTCCATCTAAATTGTTGGTCGGCACTTGAATAAAACGAGTAACTAGGTACTTGGTCAATAAAATCAATATCACCGGTTTCAATATAATCCGAAAAAACCCTTAAAGTCATACTGTTATGAGGTTGATAATAAAACCCTAATGAATTAGTGTCCGGATTATTCATTGTTTGGAAAACTGTTTGATTATAATTTATTTTATGAAAATATGGAGAAATCACTCTCTCAATTTGCTCATAATCATTCCACTCACAAAAATCACCATCCATCACATCACCCTTCATTAAATCACCATTATAATAGAAAGTTTTAGTAGCACCACTAGTTTGAGTATATGAAGATAATGGAACTGTTGTATTTGATTCATTATTAACTAAATCCCAATATTCATTAACCTCTTTAGTTAAATTAAATTCCCAACCTTGTTTTAATCCCACCCCATATGAAGGTTCATTAAAATATCCGGAATATCCTTTGTTAACAATAGTTAAGAAAATCTCACTTAATGGTCGTTTTTGATTATCCAAATATCCCGCAAAATCTAAATCATACGCCGATGTCATATTATAAGCGTTACTACTTGTTTTTTGAGAGATTCTTGAAATTTGATTAGGTGTTATTGAACTATATTCAAATTGTTTATCTTCTCGAAATACATTCTTTTCAAAACCAATTTTAGTAACAATAATATCATCTAAATTAGTAATCACTTTATGTTCTCTAACATAATATTTTGATTTGGTTTCTGTTAAATTATCAGGATTAATTACTCTTTTAAAAGTACCCATAACATTATCACCAAACGTCGTACCGGTATATCCAATATCTAAAACATTAAATACATACTCATCACTATCAAATAACCCGTTACCCAATGAGTACACTTGGAATATGTTTGAATTCCTATATGTTAAAGATAATTCAACGTACTCATTCGGTGTTAATCCATGAGACCCAATACATTTAAAAGATATTAGACCATTACCATTAATTTCAATATTTTCAATAATAAATGGAATACCTTCTTCAGCTAACCAATCCATATCCCCATTAGGTAAATCAGAATAATAAACCAACTTCTTTTTATAGTTATTAACATGAGGATATGTTAAATAATACATCCAATTATATGTGTAAGCACTTTTTGATTTATAAGGAAAATGTTGATTATCCACAATTGGTCTAAAAAAATCAAACTCATAATACTGTGGAAACCCCTTCCAAGTTCCACTGACAAATGATTGTTCAGGGTTTACATAATACAAATTATATTGGAAAGGTAAAAATGTTGTGGTTCCAGTATAAGTGTTGTCATACAAATACTTAACCTTAAAAGTTGGTCTAAAAACAGTACAACCTTGCCTCTCGTCATCATAAACTTGAGCAAGACTTATTGTGGCACTTCTATCGTATTCCGTTATCTCATGACTTGTTTGGTCTAAAGATATTGAAACTTTTTCATCAACAGAAGGAGCCCCTTTATATTTAAGGTTACTTGGTATTATTGTGTAATTATTCATCTATCGAATATAGTTCTTTAAATTTATCTAAAGCTGTCTCACCTTTTATTAACCCAAAATAGAAATGATTTGGGGCACCAACCAAATATTTTTGAGTTGGAACATCCCAATTACCCGCATCAGCAACATAACTAAAGTCAACAACATTTGTTGCAGTCCCATTAAATAAATATCCACGAGCAAATAGGTCGCTGATACTGTAAATTGATGGAATCATATAACTTGGATTAATAATTGCTCTCCTATCAAGAGACTGATATTTTCTTGAAAAAATGTCACTTGTATTTGTTGCCCAATTATTTCCTTGGTCACCAAAAACACCCGCATTAGGAGTGTCATTTATCCTCCATTGGTAATATGGAACTTCTTGAGATTTAATACCATAAGGATATGTTATCGCGTTTGCGTTATTTGATGGTCTAAAATCAATAACACCTGGGGTTAAGAAATCTTTGTTTTGTAAATCTTGAGTCGTTGATGAGAAAAATACCGCCATTGTTGGGTCACTAGACCCCGCTAATATCTGTACTGGGTCATCAACAGAACCCGTAACTTGATAAAACTCAGGTGAAAATGGTATTACCCCATATTCAGAATTAATCGACATTGATTGTGCTAAGTCCGCATCAATTCTTCTTGAACTACCATCTCGAGTAAATAACTGTTGCAATGAATTATCACCTAACGCAATAATTTGCCCTAAAAATCCCTCATCTGTAATTCTTGAAATAACAAATAAATTAACTAAATCTGATGTATCCGAATAACTTGTAGGTGCTAAACTTTTCATTATGTACCCTTTTGCCGATGGGTCAAAAATTATTTCTTGGTAAAAATCATCTTTTATACCTAAATTAATAATTGTTGTTGGGAATAATAAATTTCTTCTATTTACAGGGTTTCTTAAACCTGATACCGGTCTCCCAATAAATCTACCTAATCCTGAAGTACTATCAGTTATTCTATACGGAGAACTTCTATAATAAAAATTATTAGTATCTTTTTCAAAATATACTACCTCATTAGCAAATCTTGGTGCTTCAGGTTGATTTAATTTATTAAAATAGGTATCAACTTGTATTGGAAATGCATATAAACTACCGTTAACCCAATTATTCATAAATGATTGTGATAATACTCCTCGACATAAACCATAGAAGAATCTAAACCTGAATCCCCATTCTGCGAATGTCCCTAAATCTTGTCCCAAATCAATTAGTGGTTTATTAACCATTATGTAACAACCATTTTCAACAACGTCACCAGCTTGACATCCCGGTTTTACACCAAAGTTCACACCGTTTCCTTGATAACAATCCAATCCAACCATCTCTTCACAAGTACCTAAAGTATTTAATACGTTAGTTGCCCCAATTTGTCCTTCAATATCCGCAGTTACTAAATCAGCACCTAACGAAATTGATGGATTATTAAATAATTGACCACCCCCTCCAATAGGATAAACAGCAAATCCTAGGTTTTGTTGTAATAAACTAACACTACCTGTTAAAATTTCCGCATTATCAATATAATCAGAAGATGGTAATCTATCAGTTCTCATAATAATTTGAGATGAGCTAGTCATATTAACTTCAGATGTACCTGTATATCTTGGATATAATATAGGACTAAAGTATGTTGTTTGAGGTAAACCCCGGAAATACCACTCATCAAATCGCCAAGAAAGAAAACTGTTAACAACATATGGCCCAAAGGACGCTATAATAGCCCCTCCGGATAAATCTTCAGAACCATCATAAAAACTATTAGAAATGCTCGAAGAGTAGAAACGATTATTTGTTTTTGAAGTAACACCTCTTAATGGTGGTGCCCCTAACGGTAAAAAAGGTTGTTGAATATAGTTTGTCGAAACTAACGGATTTATTGATGGAGCTAATGCTGGTGTACTAACTTGAGGTATTGGGTTTAACGATGAGTCCAACGCTCCATAAAACCCAAAATTAGGAGTTGTATACGCAGAATAATTAAGCCCCGGACTTGTTTGTCCCGGAATTCCCGGTGTATAAAAATAAGATGAATAACATATATTATTTTGATTACCATGATTTTGAACCGAAATACCATTAGTCGTTGGTGGAAGAGCTTGTATTGGAATATTCATTCTTGTCATCGCGGTAAAAGTCACCGCATCTTCATTTGGATATCCTAATATACGTCCAATACCATATTTATTCATCATTAACGGAGAATAAGGGTCAACCCCTCTTTGTAAAATAAGAACTTTTTGATTTTCATAATCTTCAAAACTTGAAGTTGGTAATGTATAAGTAGCCAATGACAATGGGTTATTTACGGACCTAGGGATAGGTCTATAATTTGGATAAGTAAGAGGAAGATAATTACCCTCAAAACTACTTTGATAAAAAGTAATTAATTTATTTTCAGCATTTAACGTATTCCAAAAACTTGAACCAGTTTGATTATCACCCGGAAATGAATATTGTGGTTCTCCATTAACAATTGTTTTAGTAATAGTAATAGCGGTCAATACCTGATAATATTCAATATCCGATGGATAAATATAATTTTGACAACCCACACCATAAGTTACCGCAGAATACTCCGCGGTACCACCTGTATTTGTTAAATCAATACAATCAACATTTGTAATACCTGTAACTAACGGAAATTCAGGACTAATAATTCCCTCAGGATTAGTAGTACCTGATGTTTGACCTGTAAATAATAAAGTCACTTTAGAACCCGGACAAGTTCTATAAGTCACAGTTCCCGGTTCGGTTATTGAAATAACCATACTACTCACACATTCAGCCGGATATGCGGGAATATCATAAGTAACAACCGTATCGGAAGTTTGAGTAAGAGCATAACGAACATTAGCAGTAAAAGCACTTGTCTTAAGGATACCATTAATACCATTAACAATATAACCTCCCGATGCTGTGGTTGCAGAATATAAATAATTTTTATCTTTAGTTTTTAATGGGTCAACAAATGATAATAATGTACCCGGAGTTAAATCCGTAGTAGATAATACTGTTAATGTATTATCAAAATGACTTCTTGTACCGTTTGTTGCTAATGAAAAAGTAACTTTAATTTTATTTACATTATCAAAAAATTTCTTTCGAGTATTATAAATATTAACCCTTTCACCAGGAGGTATTGTTGTTCCTTGTGATGTATTACCCCCTCCATCAGGAAATGTGTAAACACCCGAATTATTAGTTTTAAAAATTGTTGGATTTTTTGGTTTAACTGACCGACCAGAAATCGCCTCAGCTTGCATATTTGATTCCAACTGAAAATATGAATCATAATCTTCATTATCAGGACCAATACCGGGCCAAGTACGATTTGGTATTGAAAGACTATTAGCCTCTAAACCAGCAGAATATAAACCAGGTTGTGACAATTGAGATATTAACCCAGGAGATGGACTAGATTCTTCCGTTGCATCCTCTCCACCCGGTTCAGTACTTTCTGGAACACACTCACAAGACTGACAATCAGGATAAGTTATCATTGGTAATTTAATTCTACCAAATTTATAACTAGTAATTTGTTTAAACTTAAAAATTAAAAACGCCGCTGCTAAAGTATACAATAAAGCCATTGCAAAAAACCCGGCAATCAAACCCGCAGTTGCACCAAACGCAGCGGTACCGGCAACCGCTCCTCCAAATAACGACCAATAATTAGTTGCGTTTGCCGTAAAATTTACAATAAGATAAGCAACAAGTATAACCGCAAAATTATTCCATAAAAAGGCTAAAAAATGATAAATTATCAAAACAGGTAACCCAATTAATTGTATTACTTGTAATATTATTGAAAATATAAAAAAGAATAAATCAAAATTTCTAAATCCTTCATTAACCGGGAATTTATTAATAGTGGAAGCACATTCATTACTATCAATTTCTTTAATACCAATAAATCTACCTTTAGCACCATTTTTAAATTCATCAATAAAACCTGAGACAGTATAAACTTTATTAAACTCAAACTGATAAAAAGTATCCTCACAATTTATTTTTTGATTTAAAATATTGTTTTTCAACTCTACAGTAGAAAACCCTTCTGTATATCCTGACCAATCAAGTCCAAAATAATATGAACTTTTTTGTCTCTGTTTATTTTGAGCACTAGCGTTTGAACTAGTAGGGTCACCATTATCCGATGACCACCCATATTCTTTGACATTTGGAACTAAGAAATAAGCACGTCTTGTTTGTTCTGACAAACTAGGAGACTGAGACCACTTAACTTTAAATCTATATTTTCCTTTAGTTGGAATACCTACTGCAGGGTCATTTGAAATTACTTTTTCACCAAATTCATTGGTAATAAAATAATCCAAATTCATTGGTAATTCGGTTAACCAAACCCCATTACCATCAATAATATTACCTGACTTTTCTAATTGGAATAGTTCAAGTATTGGATTACCGTCTGCATCATAATTAATTGTTTGTCGTATTGCTAAAATAGACCCGGGACCCGCAGCCAATTCACATAAATTACCCATATCGTCCTTTGGCTTGGCATTTCGTCTAAGTCTCTGTGAATCAGCAGTTGAGTAAATAGACCCCATGAATACCGAAGTTGGTTGTATGTCTATATTGGCATCATCTCTAAGGTCAAAGTCAACACGGTTAACCGCAATTTGGCATATTTCAGGGTCACCCCATAATGGCGCAACCGATAAAGTTCTTGTTAAACTTACAATTTGTGGTAATGACGATAAATCATTTGAGGTTTTAAAACGGTTACCGGCAACTTGACCTTCAGTTGCTAATCCCATTCTAATTAAATCCTGAGGAGTTAAAGAAAATTCCCCAATATCTGATAAGTCAACATCCATTACTAAAGTTTGCGACCCTAATGGAACCCCCATTATCATATAGTCACCACTCTCGTTTGTTTTTGTTGTGTATTTGTAGTATTTGTCGTAAATTTCAACCGCAATTCCATCGGTTAACGCATCATCTCTTGTAGGTAAAGTACCTGTTGCTGCGTGAGCAGAATATGACTTTTCATAAGGTAAAAGATTATACCTAAAACCATCTTCATTTTTATCAGTTGGAGATTTATAAGGGTAGATACTTGATATCAGTGGATTAGATTCATCAACCGATGATATTGGGATAAACACTGATACTCGGGCATTTGGAATACCAAAACCATTATTTGCAGTAACCCTTCCAACAACAACACCGTATTCTGAACAACTTCTACTATAAACGTCAGTTTGTTGTATTTTTAACGATAAGATTTCTAAGAACTCAAAATCTTGGTCTAACTGAACATTAATTGTTTTGTTAATACCTAATTCGGTTCTAATTCTATATGACTGACCCATTCAATTCCTTTAATTTATAAATAGTTTATGTGTGATTTTTCAAATTAACACACACCATATTTAATTATAAACTAGTTAAGCCAGAAATAAACCTGTTAAGAGAAGGTAACTGATTGGAAATTTTTAACAGACACTCTAATATCTTTGTTAGGATATCTAACTTGGTACACTTGGGATGGTTGTGCAAAAATTGTATCATCAACAGTTGCAATTTCTTTAGTTTCAGCATCCGAATATTCCATAGATGTTTCGGCAGATGAATATTGACCTCCAACATTATTATAAACGTTTAATCCCGCAACGGTTAATACACCATTTTGATTCTGAACAATACTTTTTAATTCAGATAAATAAACATTTTGACCTAACTCTCTTGTTTGAGGATTGAAGTAAGTTGAAATTCTGTCAACAACATCCGAAATAACTTGTCCTGAATTTTGAGCAGAATCTAAAACAATCTGAACATCAATACTCAAGTCAATTACTTCAGCCGTTAATATTGAAATATAATCATTCATCATTCTATAGTTTGATAGATAATTTGCAACATTCTGTCTTAAAGTATCCGACACAATACTTGTTAATTTTCCTGATGTATCATAAGATAATAATTGAATTAATATCTTATTATTATTTTCCGTAATTGAAACTTTCGCAGGTGCTCCAAACTCAGCCGGCATATTTCTAATAATTGATTCATAATCTTGAACCGTAACCGCTCTTTTTTGAGCCGAGAAGTTAAACGATACATAGTTTCTAATCTCTTCTAATGACGGTACTCCAGAACCCCCAATAGCTGCAGTCACGTTGTTACATCTTAATGAATTAACCACGGATGAGTTTGTTGTTTCAGATGGTCCGTTTACAAAGAAGTTTACAGTACCAATTTGATTAATAACATTTGTCCCTAAATTTGTTGCCAATCCACCACCAACTCGATATTGAATGAATAGTGTTGAGTTAGGAGTTAACGCAGACCCTAATGAGAAATTGTTTGAATATCTTTGTAAATCAATTGTTGCACCAACTGTTGTAAATTGGTCTAATGAATCTTGAGCGGTATTTGTACCACCACCAAATGTCATTTTTTTAAATCCTTCTGGGGTATATTCCGTTATAAATCTATTAGATGTTTGGATATACTTTCCAACCTTAATACCCGGTTGGTCTGATACTTTTGTTGGGTCTTCGATGAATACTCGGTCTTCCGCAAGTGCGTCAACCTCATACCATTTATTAGATGCCCCTAAAAATTCCGCAGTAGATGGAACATTGGTATATTCGGTACCACTTTTCAGTAATACACTTGTAATACCTAACACATTTTTTTCAGGTAAGAATAATTCAAAGAATGGTTTAACATCATTTGGAGTAATAACTCTTTTGAATACTTTGGTAATACCATTAACAACTAATTCTCTTTTAGTGATTGTATAGTTAATTAAGACATTATTGGCATTGAAGTTAGGTATTTTTAATCTATTAGGGAATCCTTGTGCATTATATGGTGAAGTAAAATCAACATCATAAATGTTTTCAAACACAATACCCGCACCAACTACTTGAGACCCTCTTGTTAACACCCCTAAATATCTTTCATCTTCTTTGTCCCCAAACGCAGGAACCGTTATTGAAAAATCAACCAAAGACACCGATGGTCTTTGTCCCGGTAATTTTAAACCATAAGTTCTTGCGATATTATAGATAGACGACCTTTGTTGAGCATATTGTAAAACGGTCTCTTGAATACTTCTATCTATATGGTAGTGTAAGTTATCCGCAACCGCAGCGTTCAAGTCTAAGAACACAGAGAACACAGAAGCGTCGTTGAAGTCCTGTATTAATTCAGGGTAGTAAGTTCTTACATAGTTTAATAACTCAGTTCTTATTCCCTGATAATCTCTTGTAGTATATGATATATTACGATTTGCCATACAATATTAAATATTAATGATAACGAAATCACTCGG